TTCTGAAAACGTGCCAGTGTTGCGGCACCTTCTTCGCCGACAAGGTTTGTGGCTGAACCCATTTGTGCCATTACTTCCGTAAAGTCGATAATGTTTTCTTGTGATATACCCAACTGACCGCCCGCCGCCGCAAGTTCGTTTAGTTCAGTCGTTGTTTGTGGTATCGCGCCCCTGCCGTCAATACCTGTTGTTGACAAATCAATAATGCCTTGCTTTATTTTGGCTAACTGTTCCGGTGTAGCGTCAACCGTCTTTTTAACTCCGGCAAAACTATCCTCAAAATCTATCGCAAACTTGGCACTTGCAACACCGCCCGCGGCAAGAGCCGTTGATGCGTATTGTATCGGTTTTGTTATCGTGTCAATACTTTCGCCGACTTCTTTTATACCTTTTCCGGTATTTTTAAGCTGACTTGCAAGACCTTGATATGCACTTGTGCTTTCTCTTACACCTTTCACACCATTTGTATTGCTTTGTGTTCGTTCCAATTCTTCGAGTTGTTGCGATACACTGCTTATTGTCGCCTCTAAATCCGACGCATCACCTCTTATTCTTACTACTAATTCCGCCGCGTCAGCCACTACAAATCACCTCACTACATTCCATAAAACATTTTTAAATACGGGTCGTTTCCTGTATAGTCATCTTCCGTATCATCTTCTAAATCATCTATCATTTTAAACAAAACAAACGGATTTTGTTTTGATATTACATCCGGCAATAACCCTCTTTGCCTAAACCAATCTGCGTACAAAGTACGCAGTGGTCGGCTTTTAGAGTTATTACCCTTTACTCGTTTTTTGATGTCAATGCTTCTATATAGAACTTCCACAGCTCAATACACAGTCTTGAACGTGTATTCACATCAAGAGAATTAATAATATCCTGTGTTGCCTCTGTCCCCTCGAACATATAATCAACCGCATCTCGGCAAATATTAAGCGGTCCGTTCTTGCTTTCGTCGTTATGTGCGTCATTTATAATGCACATTGCCTCAAAATCAAACGGCTTTGAAACGTACTTTTTCTTGTTTTGTGTAAATGTTAATGTGTGTTGCATAATATTCCTCCTAATTCATTGCATACAAAAAACACGCATATAGCGTGCTTGACATAATTTTTTTATTGTGTTATAATTTAGATATAAAAGGAATGGCTTTAGTTATTCCGCAATGTAACGTAATTAGTAGAAAGAAATTACTTCTACGACTAACCGCTTACTTGGCAGAGTAGGCGGTTATTTTTTTATGTTCTTGATTATATCGAGAATAATAACAAGTATTATAAGGTCGATAACTAAATTCAAGTCCAAGATAACACCTCCTTTCAAGAGGTGTCGGAATAACCGCCAAGCCATTCCTATATATCAAGGCTTTCGCCTATAATATATTTTACATTAATCGACGTATAATGTCAATTTACGTTTATTTTACAGTGCTTTCTTCACTGGATAGTAGTTCATATCCTTAAACCAATTTTCTTCAAGTTCTGTCTTTGTAACGCCCTCCGGCAAATCGCTTTCATCAAAGTATGCGTAATAGTTGTTGTCAAAATCACGCTGTACGGCTGTGTATGTAGCCTTTGCGGTTTGCTTTTCCGGTGCACCGCTTGACGCTTTTGTTTTACCTCCGACATTTGACGCAAAGCTGTATGAACCCTTGTAATATCTCACATAGCGGTATGAGCCGTCGGATTTCATAATTCTCCACGCAACACCGAAATAAACGGTTTTTGTATCGTTGCCGACCTCTACTACACCGTCTTTTTGTGTCAGTCCACGCCACATTGAATCAACTTCCGGCGGAATATCGGCATTTGTGATGTCGTGACCTAATTTTTCAATGTAGTTTGATGTTTCATACGCACCGTTATCGGCGTCAAAAACATCACTGCCGCCTGCGTCTGTCGGTGCAATTTCGACAGTACCTCTCAAATTATACGGATCACCATATGTTGTACCCTCTGCATTATCTGTTGTCACTGCAAAAAATGTGTATCTGTCCACACCTATTGTAGGTAGTGGTTTTCTTTTTTCTGTATTTGCCATAAATCAATCATTCCTTTCTACTACTTTTACAAATCTCATTGTTTTGTGTTTTATACTCTTGTCGTCGGGATTGGGTACGTCCATTGTCATTTCGTGATAATATTCATTATCCGTAAGCAATTTATATACTTTCTCCGACAATTCAAAACACGTTTGCGGATAATCGGCGTAAATATCAATCTGAACAGTTGTATCATTCGTAACAACCGTATTGTCATATGACATTGAGCCTTTGTCCGTTAGCGTGTAATATGCTATTGCAGGCAATTTATTAAAATTATCGGGATATGCAAAACATACGCTTACATCATCTATCTGTTTTAAAATATTCCGCAATTCAAGGTTAATATCATACACCGTAACCCTCCTTAAACTTAGCTACTATTTCACTTACATTGTTCTTTAATGCCGGAACAAGGAACGGCTGTGGTGCTTGCCCCGACGTTGTGTAAAATCGACCGCCACTGTAATACGTCCAGTGCCTTTTTGACGTATGCGAAACAGATTTGTCGCCCTTTGAGCCTGTGCCAAATTCGACATAAATACCGTAATCGGCAGTCGGACCGATTGCAACGCTGTCACCGTCCACTTGGCTTACGATACTGCCCCTAAGTCGTCCTGTATCAAAAGGGCAATTTGCCACTGCGTGCGCTCTTACGACTTCACCCGCCATTGCCAAACCTCGCTGTATTTTATCGCCCGACGCATACTGTGTCAGCTTGTCAACAACGTTGTCTATCCCCTCGATTGAAAAATTCATTTCAGCCTACTCCTTTCGAGCATTGCTACCAAACCGCTGTCCCATTTCTGCACATATGTTATATCATATATGTCGCCGTCATATTCAACCCTGTTACCGACCTTTACACCGTTCGACATATCACAGAACATACGCATTTGACATTCTATATCAAGACCGTATTCTTCTCTTGCTCTGCCACCACTGTACGGTTGTACATCGGCTTTGATTTCGGATAATACCGTCTTTTCGGCTTTGCCTGTATAGTCGTCAATCTCGTATTCTGCAATTATGACGTCCTTATTATAAAACCTACTAAATACCGACATCACTCGGAACACGCCCCTTTCGTTTACGGAACGGGTCAAGACGTTTATAATAATTGCTGAAAATCTCGTCATTATCATTTTCGGCATATGTCACGGAACGTTCGCCCTCGCTTACGCTCTTGACTACCTCGGGACTTTTACTGTCCCCATAGCCTTTTATTCTGTACATATCCGCCGCAATCTTCGGAACAAGACTTTCAAGCTGACGGGGCAAAACCTCAATATGACAGTAAGACATAATCATATTAATTGTGTCGTCAATCAAAAAGGACAACAAGCCGTCTTGCTCGTCGTCCTTAATTCCCAACAACATTTTTAGTGTCCCCAACTGTTCCATATTATTCACCGCTTACAACGTCGGCACTGCCCGACTTTCTCGCTTTGCCGTCTGCGGTAACTTCCGCAACTGTAATCTTGTGACCGTTTGTCGCAGTGATTTCATCACCGTTGTTAAACTCTGTCCACTTCGACAAATCGTCGTCATATGCAACACTTGGAGCGGTACTTGCGGCAGTCTTGTAAACCAACTTGTGACCGCCGATAGGCTTTGGCGATACCGTAATAACAGTGTTGCCTGTTGTGCCGGCAACCGATTCAACGTCCAATTCACCCATCGCCGGAACACCGTTTTTGAATGCGGCAAATGCGTCGTCCTTAACAACAAGGAAGCCTAAACGCATAGTTGCCTTGATTGCAACCATATCCTGCTCGGCAAGCGATAGCGGTTTACCGTCGCTGTCAAGAGTGCCTTGTAGTGTTGCCTCTGTAAGAATTTCATAGTTGATACCTGCACGCATACCGACAACGGCATACTTGAAGTTACCTGTGATAATATCGGCACGTTTATTGTCCCACGCACCGTTACGTACAAATTCGATAGGCTGACCGTACAGCTCACCGCCTGTTGTACCGTTGACATATGCAGGTGCGCCGTTTGCGTCACGCAATTTTCTCAGCATATTCTTAACACCGATACGACCGATAAATCCCGACGGGTCATAGCCGTTTTCTTCAATCATCGACATTGCGTCAGACATAGCAATATCAATATTTGCATTGTCCGTAACAACCATATGCTTACTGTCGATAGCGTTCATAATGTTTGTCTTGAACGGTGAATTTGTACCGAAAATGCACGCCGCGTCAATCGCTCTGTAAAATGCCTCTGCGATTTCCGGCTTTAGTTCCTCAAATACGCTGATAGTCGTATCTTCCAACTTTTCCTTTGTTACCGGAATAATAACGGCTAACTTCTTAGCTTCGATTTCAGGGTGAATCCAAGTAGCACCGCTTGTCTTAATTCTTTCACCCTCACCGACCCAGTAAGCACCCGGACCGTCTGTAAGTACGTTAAACTTCTTTTTCTCGTGTTTCATTTCCTCGACTTTCGCCATTCTTAAAACACTTGAACCCCTTGTCACCATTTTGATGATTTCTGTTGCTTGTTCGACAGGCACAAAACCTGTCAATTCATTTTTCAAATAACCCATTTATTTCACTCCTATCTCTGATTTTCTCTGATTATGTCCATAAAACTGCCTGTGTTGTGACCGCCACTGCCACCGTTTAAATTCGGTGTTTTGCCCTTTAAACGCTCGGTAACACCTGCTTGTACATCTTTGTCATAGCTTTCTTTTATCTTGTCGATAACCGCCTTTGTGCTATCCTTGTCCTCTGCTATGATGTACTTTGCAATCTCGGCAGACAATCCGACTTTGGCAAGTTCCGTTTCGGCATATGCAACGATTTTTTCACGTTCAAACTCCGCCTTTTCTTTTTCAAAATCCTCTCTTGCCTTGTCGTCCTCTTCCTTTTTGCGTTGGTCTGCCGATAGCTTAGCTTTTCTCGCGCCCTCGTTTTCAGCGTCCTTTAGCTTTTGTTCAAGGTCCTTTTCCCATTCAGCCTTTGCTTTTGCCACTGCGTCCTCAATCGCCTTGCCCTCGTCGCCTGTCGCTGGTGTCGGTGGTGTCGGGTCTGCCGGTGGTGTTGGATTTGGTGTTGGATTTGGTGTTGGCTCTGCCATTCAAATCATTCCTTTCTGAAAAAAATTGTATAAAAATAAGACGTATAACCCCACGTCTAACAGGGAGATAATCGGATCACCATTCCTTTCTTCTATGTGTATGTTGTGCCTATGCTCACACTATCACCGCCTTTCAATGTATCAAAAAAGCACGTCCGAAAACGTGCTTTTGTTTTACCTTTTAATAGCCTTATCAACAACATTAAAAATAGTTTCAATATTCGCCGCAGTGCATTTTATCGGACTAATTCCATAGTCAATGTCATACGATAATATAACTTCATCGTTATTACACTTAGCTATTATAACATTCTCGCTTGGACCGACAATTTTGTCTTTTATTTGAATTTTTTTATTATTTCCAAAACTTTCTATCAATTTTTTGAAGATACTATCCTCGGGTACCCTTTCGGTATTTCTGATAATAATATCATTTTTATTTATAATGACATTCAATTTTTTCACATCAATCAACTCCTGCCTTTTTATCGTACACTTTATTGGTTGTTCCACTACTTCGTATAATGTCCTTGTAAATATCCTCTCCCGAAAGTCCGTATTTCAGTTTTTTATGTTCTACAAGTTCATCGAATGTGATAGATTTTTTATTTTCATCAAGCCATTTTCTCTCTTTTTGATTTTTCATTAATTCTCTTGCTTCAAATCTGTATTGACTTCTTAGACTGTGTGCTTGTCTTGCTTGTTGCTCCAATGTTTGTGTTTGATCAATCAAATTTAAAATATTTTCGTCGTGGGCTTTATACCATAAACGAACCTCTTTATTGCCTAACTTCTCAACAAGACCATTCATATCTTTAAAGTCCATTTGGTTTAGACATTCTTGCTTTTCGGACTTAAACTGCTCCCATCTGTCACTATCATTATACTTCATATCCACAAAATCATCAAGAGTTTTCGGAAATTCCTTGCCGAAAATTTGACTGTATTTTTCATACTGCACTTTGTCCGCTGACCTGTTTCGCATTTGCTTGACGTGAAGTTCTAACGCATTTTTCTGCTCGTCTGACAGACCTTTTTTCCATTCGTCAAACGTCATACTTCCGTCAACCTTGTAATTCTCGCCTGTGAGTGGGTCACGAGCGATACGGCTTGTCAAATTCACGTCTGCCATAATCGTAACGCACCGACAACGTGGGTGTATCGGTGGGAAGTTTTCGCCCTCAACGGCTTTGTCGGTATCAAACACGCTCCCGTCAAGACTTCCGCACCTGTCACACGTCAATTCAGACAATGCCGCCACAAATTGATATTTCTTTATGCCGATTTCCTCATACGCCATCTTTTGACCTTGATTCATAAAATGTGCCGTTTCACTTCGTACAAGTGTTTCGGCTGATGTTCGTATTCCGCCCGGTGCAGTATCTTTGACGTAATCAATCAGCTTATCGGTCATACGGCTTACACTGTGACCGCTGATTATACCGTCCTCAATCGTCTGTCCGACTGCCTGTATAAATCTGTCGTTATGTATCCACACTCTCTCGCTGTAGTTGTGACCGTGCCACGGCTCTCTTAATACCATATTAACCGCTCTTTGCGGAATGAGTGAAAAATCAATACCGCAATTCAATCCTTGTGCGGTATCAAAAATATTCGTATAATACGCCGTCTTTACCGCGCTGTCATACAGTTTCTTTTGCTCCTTTATAGCCTCGTTTGCAACGTGCCTAAAGTAAATATATACATTACGTTTCAGTCCCTCTAATCGGCTAATTCTCGCACCGTATGCCTGTGCATTTATGCGGTTTAGAATTTCTTTTTTGACCGTCTTGTCGTCTGTTTCGTCGTACAGTTCAAGCAGTTCTTCGTACTGCTTATCGCTGTCGGCTATGCTCATTAATCGGCGTGCCTCTTTTTCGGGTATATCGGTTGAAATATAGGCTTTAAACGTTTTCTCAATGTCATTGTTTACATTCTTGATTGCTCGCTCATATGCCTTAATTACACCGTCCTTAATGCTGTCCGCTTGCGATTGCAAATATGTTTCAACTTCAACGGCACGTTTTACCCAATATGCCTTACTCTTCATTGTAGTTTACTTTCCTTGCCGAACTTTCAGCGATACGCATATCCTCGGCGGACTTTTCTGCTTGCTCTCTGCGTGCGATCTCAACTTCTTCCTTTGCGTCTGTTATAAACGGCAAACGTTCAAGTAATGTTTCGTCAGACGCAAGACCTTTGAGGTAATTAATCATCTGCGCAATTTCCAACTCATTCGCAGGCAAGTTATATGTAAATCCAATATCAACTCTGTGCGACGGCACTTCTTTCATTGCGTTTAATGTCACTAAGAAATTGTTGTAAATCTCCAAACGTTTTCTCAACGTCTTAGCAAAATTACGTTCTTTGTTCTTGACGTGCTGTTCAAATCCCAACAGCTTATACTTTATTGCCACACCCGACAAGTTGTTGCCGAAACTTTCGTCCGACAGGTCGGGAACGTGTGACAAACGGTGTATATCGTCCTTGATGTCGTCACGCAACACCTTTGTATCAGCCTCGTTCAGCACCTTTGACAGATACTCCGCCTTTGCGTCACCGTCACCCATTAAGATACGTTCTACCAATAATTTTTTTGCCTGTTCGGTGTCAAGGTCGCAATTACACAAAAACAACAGCGAATTAACGAATTGTTCCTTGTCGTTTATTCGGTCTGACATCAACACATTGTATGCGTCAATCTGCGTTATCAACTGTTCAAAATCGCCCTGCATTTCCGTATTATTTCTGTATTCGATAATAGGTACATCAAAAAAGTAATGTGGTTCAACATTTTGCAATGACAATGCCGTATAGCTGTCAAGACCTGTGTATGTATATATAAATGACTCGTCATACACACGACAAATACTGCCTGTGCAGTAGCCGTCAAGGTCGTATTTCTTGTAGTAATACACCGCAAACAACGGCTTTTCAAATGCCGACTGCGAGTAACATACAAATGTATGCTCCGGGTCCAATCGGACACTTCTCGGCTTGCTTTTTTCATCTGCATAAATCAGTTCATATGCTTTGCCGTAAATGCTCATATTCTTTACGATTTCACTGTCCACACTCGGCATATCCTGTTCCAAATATTCGTTTTTGATTGCCTCAATATCGTATTCGTCCGACACCGCATATGTTACGGGATTGCCGACAAGATAACTCTGTGTCATATCGGTTATGTACTTTGCGTGATTACACATTATGCGGTTGTTTGCCACGTTTTTGCCCCTTTTTCTACGGTTTAAAATGCGGTGATCGCCCATATAGTAATCGTGTAACAATCGGTATCTCTGTCGCTCTCGCTCGTGCCGTTCAATCAATTTTGTTATGATGAACGGTGTCACACCGCCTGCGACTATATCTTCATCAATTATCATATTCCGTACTCCTCTCTTGAATAGATTTTAGCTTTCTTATCCTTGCGCCAACTCTCAACGCCGTATCTCAGTGCCGCCATTGCATCATCAAATACATTGACGGGTTCGTCAGTATACTCGTCCGACTTTTCATCAACTCGCCAACGCCATTGCTGTATCTCTTTGATTACATTCACGCAAGACGGATGAATATGTATCTTTCTGCCTTTTAACCAGTCAATCTGCGATTGTATGCTGTTCGGATTTTTAACAACCGCCCTTGCACGATAGCCGGCTTTACGCCACATTTTTATCCTGTCCGGCTCTGCACTGTCACACCACATTGCAAGACTTTTGCTGAACTTCCCGTCAGCTTTTTGAATAATCTCTGTCGTGTCCATTTCGTGTACATACAGTTCATTACAAACGTAAATATCACCGTCCTTATAACCTAACGTTAATATGGCGTTTGCGTGATTAAATCCGAAGTCCTGTCCTATTGCCATAGCGTCAAAACGGCTCATATCAGTATCAAATTCCTCAATTCGATAATTCGAGAATATCAATCCGCCTGTTTCGCCCCATTCGCCCAAGCCGTAAATCCTGTAGCCCTCAGGGTCAACTTCTTTACGACGTAGCATACGTTGTCTGTATGCCTCGTCACAAAATCGGTTTGTTAAATATGTGCTTTGGTGCGTTAAGACGTTATCGTCCTGTATGTCGAAAAACACTTTCTTTATCCAGTGACTTGACGATACAGGATTAAATGTCAATTTTATCTGATAAAAAAGACCGTCGGGGAGTTCACCTCTCAAACGGTCATCTATAATTTCAAAATCCTGTTGCACAAGCTCCGTAGCCTCTTCAATCCATACATCGGTTAATTTACCGTTTGCAAATGTGATTGATTTTAATTTTTCACGTTGCTTGTTATCGTTTACACCACGAAATATAATCTTGTTGCCGTTGACACAGGTAAATGATAACGGACTTTGAGTGATTCTCCACGCTCTGCCTACTCCCATTCGATTTATAGCCGATTCGAGTTCGGCAAATGTACTGTCACGGTTAGTTATATCGGACTTTCGCACACATACAAGATTACGTCCTTTGTCACGCATTAAACGAAGTATGTACAGTTGTGCAGTATCAACACTCTTGCCACTTCCGGCACTGCCTTTCATTACAACGTAACGTTTCTTGCATTGATGTACAGGTTTGAATATCGGATTGAACGGTACTGTTATTTTGTTCATTCGTCCTCACCACCGTAATCAATCTTAATGCTGTAGTCCATATCACCGTCAACGTTTAATTTGTCTGTGAACAATGCGTAGTATTTACCCAACATTTCCGCCGCTTTGTTTACGTCCGACACCTTTGTCGGTATTTCAACACATATCGGTTGCTCCGCCTCGTCAGTGACTTTCTTGCCCTTGTCGTCATAGTGTGATTTACGTGCTTTGCACGTCACAACAACCGTTTCGGGTTTCTCACGTCGCATAACAGCCGTAAGCGTTTTTAAGACCTCGTCCTGCTTGGCAATAAGAGCGTCCTCTTTCTCTTTCAGCCGTTTTTGTATGTATTCTTGAATTTCAGGTTTCTTCAAGTTCTCATTCCCAATCGAATACGCCGTCTTTTCCGAATATCCCGCTCTTAACGCCGCTTGCGTTGCATTCAAATCAATCAAATATTCCTCACAAAACCGTTTCTGTTTCTCCGTCACTCTTATCACCTCCCTATTTTATTGCATAGAAAAACACACCCGATTAGGTGTGTTTATGTATTATTTCATAAATAATGATGTATATTGATTTACATACTGTTCTTGGCATTTAGCTCGAATTTCGTCATTTTGAATACTATTTATAAAGTCTATCAGTTGTCTATGATCCTCTGTTTTTGAAAGTGTCTCAAAATATTTATCTTTACTATTCATTTCATATTTTGCTAATACTAATATAGTTCCAGATATTAATTCAATCACTGCACCTGACACCAAGGATATAATGCCTGTCGAAATCCCTTCCTTCATAAAAGCCATGCCAATTCCAAATGCAATAATTATTATTCCTGCCCATATCATTCCTATCGCATTATTAATAATTCTTGTATTAATCTTTTGTTCATTTCCATGATATCTTTTTAAAAGTGGATTTCCTTTCAATGTTATATCTTTGTCCAAATAATAAGAACTTCCTTGACTATTTATAATAGTTGTATCTATATTACTATTTAGCATCCACTTTTCCATCCTTCGTAATGTTAGTTTCTTCTACACATCCTAAAATTTTTCCATTAACAAAAACAGTATTACCACAGCGCTTACATGATACCGGTATCAATGGGAGCATTTTATTGCCCAATTCTATTGCTCCACTTTCGCTTAACAATGTTGGAGTATATATATCTTCCGAAACCGTCCATTGATTGTTCCCGCACATAGGACAAGGTCTATTACCCCATATTTCATTAAGTTTTTGAAATAATTTTTCACTATTCACTATTATCATATATCTATCCCTCTTTTTTAAGTTATGAATATATAATAACATACTATTATAAATATTTCCACTACTTTTTTTCATTTTTATCCTCCGTGGAATTAAATTATGCATTAATATATTATTTTATTCCTCCTAAACAAAATAGACAGTTTCACCATAACGGTTACCGCTGTCTATTTATTTGCGTTACACACTACACAAATTATATAGCCTGTGACTTTATCATTTTAATATCTCCACTCCCACCAATCACACGAGATATTCACCCATCATCTCACGATGATACACTACCTTTTTTACGAAAATAACGAGCGGTAAGATATAGAACACAAAATATTGCACTGTATATATGTTTTGCATTATTTTTTGTTTGCTCATTCTTTTCGCATTATAAATTGTATCACACTTTTTTCGGCAAATTCGGCATTTTTAAAAATTTATTATGTTTTCTTCGTGGATAACTCTCATCGTAATGCCCTATCTTAAATGCAATCCACTGCCATGACGGCATTACGGTGCCGTCTATGTACCTGTATCGGAATATGCGACGTGTTTCACTGTCGGATATTGTAGCGACAAATAATTCAATCTTTTGTTTCTGCCATTCTAATCGTTGACGTAATATAATATTATTCTCGTTCTTTTGCGTTGGCTCAACGCCCGATACAGAAATACAGTGTTTAACGTACGGGAACTCACTGTCAGAGCCTGTGACAGTTCCGTGTACTGTACTACTGTTTATTCTGTCATTTACCTCGTTTAATTCCGCTACAATACTGCGATACTGTTTTAGCTCTTCCTTTGTCAAATTAATTCCCCCTGTCTAAATATTCAATACGTCCGTCTGAATAAAATACCATTTTACAATCATTGCGGATTGTATCTTTAATTGTTTTTATTCTGCCGTTCAGCATATCCATTAATACAAACTTTGCCGCTTGTCCGATTTCCGTCATACGTTTTTACGCCAACCAAACTGCATATACAACGGATATAGTGTTACAGGTAATAACGTTTGCATTTTGTATATAATCATCTTCATACCGTCTTCGTCAACGTTTCGTGTTTTCAGTTCCAACGGTTTAAAATCTGCCATTAATGACTGATAATCAAAATCACATTCAGACTTAATTTCATCAGTAAGTTGTATTACTGTTCGTGTTTCGTTGCCGATGTGTTGTAAATAATTATGCGCATATGTTATGTACCTCACCAATCGTTTTTGATTCCAACCGTACTTTGTATGTAAATACCACACAACGAACACAACAGAATTAACTATTGCCTCTTTGGTTGCCTCGACTTCAACAATCTTGTAGGCTTGCAGTGCCTTTTTAGTATTAAATTTCTTGACACCATGCTTTTCAGCTACTTTTTTGAAATTTTCAACCAATGCTGATTCTTCCTTGCATCGTTCTACCTGTTTCAATCTCTGCCGCATTTTCTTGCGTTTCTTCGCTATTTTATCTTTCACGCTCTACTCAACCTTTCTTATCAGGTACATATTCCGGACACTTTGTTATTCTATACGAATCGTATGTCTTGCGGTGTACCTTTTCTTTAGCCATTTTGTACCTCTCTTTCTTTATCACAAAATCACTTCTTTGCTATTTTCCCATATCTCGTTCGACAGTCATTCCCGTTCCGTCTTTTTGTATAGCGTTGGTAATAATCTCTATCACTTGTTTGTATGTCATTCCTCTTTTCATTTCACACTACTCCAATCCAATGCTTGCCTGCATTCAACGCAATATTTATCGCCAAATAATATATCTGTACCATTGCCGCAATTAGGACAAATGAGTTGATTGCCGTCGAATTCTATTTTTTTGGGAATTTGTTTTTTTAATGTTTTTTGTACAATAGCCAATGCCATATCTCGTTCGACAGTCATTTCGTCTTTTTGTATAGCATTTGTAATAACCTCTATTGTTTGTTCGTATGTCATTTCTCTTTTCATCGGCTCAAAATTTTTATCTTCCTCCAACAGCGCCGTAAGTAACAGCAGATAATTTATACTGTCACCTATCTTTTCAGCCCACATTTCTTTTGATATTGCCTTGCCCTGTTCGTAATCGTCAATCAAATCATACACGCTGACAGTATGCTTTGCCATCATACCGCCTAACGCTTTAACCGCTGTGCATTTCTGCAATTCGCCTGCCACTTTGAAATTATGTAATCTATCATCGGTTGCGTATTCTTCTGCTTTACTGCATAGAACGCTTTTACACGTTTCTATGCGGTTGTTTATAACTTCTTCAAATTGTTCTGTTCTCATTACTCTATTCCTCCAATTCAATCACCTTAAATATCTCACTTTGCTGTTTAGCACCGTCATTTTTATCAATAATGCCCTGTTTTATTGCAGTATATAAATCAGCTAATCGTGCTATGATGAAACATTCCCCGCAATTAAATTCACCACTGTTATACATATCATCATAGCATTTTGCAAACTTTTCGCCATCGGTTACACATATATCCGACAATTCGTTTGCCTTAGCTTTCAGCTTATTTCTTGTAGCTTTATCAATCATCATTCAACACTTCCTCAATGAATTTCTTAAACCCGTCAAATTCTGACGGTCTAATCACTGCTACCGCACCGCCGGAAGTTAATATTTTATCTAAATGACTACGTTGTAGCGGTGCAAGCTTACCGTGTTCAGCTTTAATTTCAACACCGATAAATCTACCATTTGCACATACAATTAAATCAGGAACGCCCGCTCTTGTACCTCCGCAACCATAATATTTAACCACATAACAGCCTTTACTTCTAAGCCATTGCTTAACTCGGTTTTCAAAATTCTTTTCCTCTGCCATCAGCCAAATTCCTTTCTGAATAATTCGTCTGTATAATCTTTTCGCATTAACAGACACTCATATATCTTTTCTTCCACGCTCTTATGACACATCATTATGTGATAATAGCATTGTTTTTCTTGACCGATACGGCATATCCTCGCTTTTGATTGCTCAAACAGTTCCGAACGTTCCGGCAGAGAAAAATATATAATTCTGTTCGCCTTTTGCAAATTTAATCCCATAGCTCCGGCTTGATATTGTATCAATGTAACTGAATTATCGTTATTTTCGTATTCCTTTAGGTCCTTAACTTGTCCGTTTACTATGCTTATTGGTCTATCAAACAGCACTTTTCTTAATGCTTCAAGTTCGGTATTGAAATTGTAGAATATAATAACCCTGTCAGATGTAGAATTAACTAAATCAATTAATCGCGATATTTTGTCTTTGCTATATGCACTGCATAACATTCTTGCATACAGTCTTTTTGACAATGTACTGTCGCCTGTCAATTCCTTATCGTCTATCTTGATTACTCGGTCTTTCATAAACTTTTTATAGTCTGATGAAACAGTTGAATATTCCTTAATAAACTTCTTTTCCGGTAACTTAATAACTTCTTCCGCCTTAGCGAATACCGCTCCGTATTCCCTTAACTTTTCTTTTAATTCACTTACATTTTTGTATCCTGTAACTACTCTGAACATTGGACCGCCGTAACTTCGCAATTCGGTTTTTATGTATCGGTTGTAATATGCCGTTTTTGTAATCTTCCAACCTAACAAGCGTAATTGCGAATACAGGAACTCATACTTGCCGTCTGTCGGTGTACCGGATAACAATATTGTGTGTGACGGTTTCAACGATAATATGAACTTCGTACGCTTTGCTGTTTCATTTTTTATCATTGAGCTTTCATCTAACATCATAGTAAAATCTTTTAATTGTCTTAGTTCTGCACGCCTGTAAGCCAATTCGTAATTTATGATACCGATACATTTGTATATCGGATATACCATAAATGCCTGCATATCCTTTTTGTTCGTCAAATCAAATACCGCATAATCCGTATAATGCTCTTTGAAATGCTCGCACCAGTCTTTGATTTTAGACTTTTGGCAAACAACTATATTCACGCGTTCACCGTATAATCGTAATCGTTCACTGCCTATAAACGTCTTACCTAATCCCATATCATAGTAAAATGCCGAATTATCTTTATCACTCGTCAATGCAAGTGCTTTTTCTTGATAATCAAATAATTTCATTGTTTAACTCCTTATATATGCGTCCCCACGCCCCCAAACAGTATTTTTAAAATTGGGGACTACCGAATACGATACCTATGCGATTTATCGGTATATGTCCCCAATGTCCACACATTTTTTGTTACTCTATATAGGACAATATTTTTTTGATTTTTAATAATTAATCAAATAAATATTACTATATATACATTATAGTTTTGTTGAGGACGTTGGGGACTTGGGGACATTTTTTATATTAAAACGGTAAATCTTCATCATTTTCAATGTTCTCGTAGTCGTCTATATCATCTACATAGATACAGATACAATGTGCTTTTGCGCCATTAATTCGCTTGGATATATCACGTCTGCCGTTTTCGTGACGTGCAATTTTATGGTTACGAATCATCCATGAAAGTGTTGACTGCGGATTAAATCCACCGTCAGTAATTATCGAATTAAACCGATTTTTCAATATGTATATATTGCCGTCCTGCTCTATCCCCCAACACTCATTGCCGTTTGATGTGAAATTGCTATGATTTGCGATAATTTCTTCTCGCAGATAATCATACGCACGTCTGTTGACGTTCAACATATCATTTGTTTGTAGATACGGTTTAATATCATCTATACTGATTCGTACACCGTCATTAAATATCCAACGTTCAGACAGCTCATCAGCCGTTAATAATGCCGCCGCTGACGCAATTTGTTTGTCCGTTGCCTCTGTGTTATCTTCCAACAGTTTAATGTATTTTTCGTGCAATGCTCGTGCCTCGGCGATATTTCCGGTTAAATTATCAATAAATTCTTTACCGGCGTGACCGTAATTTGATTGTATCGTTCTGCAAAATTCTCGTGGATTTTTGAAAAACTTACCGCCGTTACATTCGATTTCAATAACACGGTTGACTGCACCGCCACCCGATGACATTGATGTTATCGGGCGTTCGCCTGTGGTTATAATACAATTTCGCCACGTCTTAATATTTTGTATACCACCGTCTTTTTTACCGCGTAAACGTCCTGTACCCTCGCACAGACGATATATTATATCATCAAAATCCGAACGTTTATTCAGTATCTGCAATTCGTCCATACATAACGGCAGTGAATTTAAACACGCCGCATATAATTCATTACCTACATCAGTAGAATTGAATGTATAGGCATATTTACCAATAACCGGCTCAGCCCATACAGACACTGCCGCAAGTAGCGCAACCGATTTACCCGTTTCTGTATCGCCCCATAGGTGAACGAAGAACGGCAATGCTCCAAGCGGTTTTAACAGTACACTCGCAAAACTCGCCGCCATAACCATGCGAACAACTATATTACCGTTTTTGCGGTAATCTCTGATTGTTTTAAGCCATTTTTCATAACTGCCGACCTCTCTTACCGAATTAAATAACTGTCTGAAACTGTCCTGTCCCTCAAACTCCAAATCTGATATATACGGTGCAAATTCTTTAAATCCTCTGCCTACCCAACCCATATGATCGCACGATTTCTTTTCGATTATTTTGTCGTAATTTATACTTTCAAAATCACTTAAAAACTGTACAAGTGCCTTTGCATTTTCTGATGTTACACCGACACCGTATTCAGCTAATTTTACGATTTTGTTCGCACTTGCAAGGTCAGAACGTGGGACGATTTTAGTTTTGTAATTTCGTCCCGCTCTGCCGTAAACAAGTTGCACACTTTCAACATCAGTATCTACATTTGAATATCTTGTTATCATAAATATCGGGTGTGGACACGCCGTCACTTTTTCGCTGAACTGTCCTTTAAACCTATACACTCCGTCATCAGTTGCTATCCATTCGCCTGTGTCCCACATTATTGCAGTGCCACTGAACTCCATTACGTTGCCGTAAACAATGCTTTGACCCTTTTGCGCTCTGACGTAGTTTGAAAATTGTGTTCGGAAATTAGATACTTTTAATTTCTTTGCCTTTTCCGCCATTTGCGCCACAAGTTGACCTTTGATGAACTCGTTGCCGTCTGCTTGGTCTATTATCCATTGAAACGGTTTTGATGATATTAAAAAATCGTCCTTACTGAAATCGGGTATCGTTATTCTGTTTTCATTCTCCATAGCACCCATTCCTTAACCTATATTAAAACGGCAAATCTTCTTCCGATTCGTCCTCATCATCAAATCCGCTTGTATCAAATCCCGATGTACTTCCATCAAGTAGTTTATCCTGTGGAATTTCGGACATTTCCAATCCTTTGATACTTCTTACCGCTCTTGCCTTAGTCGCCCATTTTTTTTGACCGTTCATCAGGTATTGTTCACGTCCAAACAATACACCTATTTTCTTACCCTTAAGCGTTTTTTCGTCCCAATTCCATTCATAGCCCTCATTGCTTTTTTCAATACAACTTATCATACCTTTAAAAAACGGTAATTGTTTACCCTCGTATCCTTGTCTGAAAAGTCCTCCGTTGTTCCATTTTGCGTTCGTTCCGTTTCTTTCAGCATTCGCCGCATATAGATTACTGTAATGGTCTTTATATTCGCCCTCTGCAATATCCAGTTGCAATACCAACTGTTTCTTACCGTTTTTGGTTTCAACCTCTTTTGCACCCTTGATTTCGCAGATATATTTGCCTGCCGGCAATGCTCTGCTCTCACCTGTGTATGCTTGCGCCTCGTCATATCCTTGTATCTTATTCATTATTTTTATCCTCCTCATTCAGTCCGTAATATTCCCTTATTGTTTCATCAACCATTTTTAAATCATTATCAATCTCTAAATCAAACATATCCATAGGCGACTTTGCCGTACTTATTCCGTTTGATTGTGTTAAAAATACATGTTTGTTTTCATCTGCAACACACATCAAAACAATACTGAATAATCCCTCAACCGTTAATTTTTCATCAAGCATTTTGCCGATTGTTTTCGCCTTAAGACTTCCGTTAGGCATCTGTTCTGTATGGTGCAGAAAATATACAATGCAGTCGTGCGGTGTATCAGTCTGCACTGTTCGTATTAGTTGCTCAAAGTTATATCCTATTTCGGTAAACTTCTGATAACCTACTTCTTTAGATTTGTTAAAAAAATCAAATGCCATTAAATATTGACTGTCATCTATCACATAGCATTTTAGCTTTGCATTTTTCAAACTGTTCATTATTGTTTTGTATGACGGATTGTCAGCAGTTTTAAAATTTTTGCCATTTTTAAACGGTAATGGTTTCCCTGCAACATTGAATACACCTACCTTTTCAGGTACCATATTTCTCATACTTGCACTTTTTCCGCTACCGCTTTCGCCCATAATTAAAACCGGTATTCCCATATGTATCACTCCTTATTTTATACTCATGTTGTTTCTCACGGTCAACTCTGCGTGCGGAATATCAAAACCGCCCTGCAACATTTCCTTAATGACCGCTTTGTTCGGCTCAGGTTGCTTATATGTCAGTAAGTCACTGTTGTTCTTCATTGCATAGTCGATAAATTCGTCATCAACTTCCACCGCCGTTGACTTTCTGTAACTTATCGCCACTTTTGGAGTAGCGAATTTATTACCTTGCAATGTTCGATTTATGAAATTCTTCAGATTTTCAGCCTTGTTTTCCAACGACTTACGACGTTCCGCAAGTGCTTTTTCTTCTTCTCTTATAGCTTTGCTCTCGGCTACAAGATTTTTATACCATAACGCTGTATTTTCGATTTTTTCTTCTCTCTGCATTTGTAGTTCTTCAAATGCCTCGTAATCCTTTATTTCGCCTGTTTCTTCGTCAATTAAAGAAAACATTGCATTGTCTATTTCGTATATGTTCATTTGACATTTTCCTTTCTATGTGTTAAGATATAAGCGTGTTATAATATATGCCGTTGAACGGTATTGCGGGGGAAATTAAATTCCCCCGCTTTTTTATTATTCGATTATATGTACATTCGGTACATCTTCAAGCAATTCTCTTAGCTTGTCCGCAATATTTTTTACTGCCTCACGTTCCCAAGCTCCACCGTCTGCCTCAAACAGTGCCGCACTTCCGTCTTTTAATCTAATTAGGAAGTCGCTTTCTGGTTGTTCAACCTCTAAAAATGTTCTGTATGGTTTCAACGTAACAATCGGCTTAATTCTCTGTTCACCTACCAACTGAATACCGCTCTTGACGGTTGCCGATTGTGTTATACCGTCATCTTTCGTCTGAACTGATTGTTGATCAGTAATGTTGCCGAGTAACTGTACAAGATAATCTCTGTCCTCTGTCGGTGCAAAACGTGACTTTAGGCAGATAATCATATTTTCAATGCTCATATAACTGTCGAAGTCAAAGCTATTGAATTTTGCATATGCAACATATGGTCTTTCACGTTGCATATCATATCTGACCGTACCCAATACATCAACCTGCTCCGGTGATACCACTCTGACGAATAATGGCTTATCATAATTGTCCATTTCTTGTTTCATCATAGTGACTAAACCACTTAGACTTGACAACTTGGTTGTATCAATCAATCTGTCCTCAATTCTGTGTAGTTGCTTGTCTGAAAATGCGCCATGGTCGGTTTCAATCACCTTTGGTCCTGTCATATCCTCGATTTTTTCAATAAACTCTTTGTTAATCATTATCTTTATCCTCCTTTAAATTACATTGCTTTCTTAATCGCTATAATCTTTGGCTCGTCTTGCTCCGAGCCATCTAATGCCATTTGTCCCGGTACTTGTGGCAACATTTCGACTAATGCTTTGCCCTCGTCTGATTCAGTCAAATACAACGCGCTTTCAATGTTGTTCGTTGGTGTCAATGTTGATTTTACCTGTGTCGACATTTTTATGTTCTGTCGCTCGCTGTCCGGCTTTAGTGATAACGTCAATGTTATCTTTCTTACTGCGTCCGCTTTTGTGTTTAGGTCGCTGATATTATCAACAACCTTTCCCAGTTCATAGTCCAATCTTTCACCGATTGCGCCACGAGCGACCTCTAATAAATTTGCATTACCCACTTTTTATCATTCCTTTCTTGATTTTTTATTTTTTTGTGGTATAATATATGTAAAACATAGATTAATCTATGTAATTACCTTTGACCGTTTACGAGTGCCAGCTCTAACGGTCTTTTTCTTTTACAACAATATTGATATACGGCTCACCATTATTCCACGAATGGCGTATTTCAAAATCGGCACTACCATTAATCAATATTTTTGTGTTACTGCCAAGTGCGGTTAATATCTCGATAAATTCTTCATTATTGTAGTTCTCTACTTCGTCATTCATTCTCTTTTACCTCTACATTCTTTTTGACTAAATCTTTCAAATACTTCTTAACTAATCTGTAATATCTTCCTTTTACGTCTTCGGTCGAAATAGTATCCGTTGAAAATGTAAATGTTTTGATTATATTGAACGGTTCAGTTTGATATATTTCTATACATATCATAGTTGTAAATGGATTTTCATCACCTATCATATGATACATAGCAATAGGTGCTTGATTATGTCTTTCTGCAAATAAATTAATCTGCAAACACAAATCGTGCAATTCTGTTATTTGCTTTGCTGTCATTGTTTCTCTCCTCCGATAATCTTTGTGACACTCATTTCAAGCGGATACTTTGCTTTAATGCGGTTTGTTATGCCGTATCCTTTTGCTATGTATGCCTTAACCGACTTGTTGTCATCGGCGTTTAAAACCACTACATCATCTCTGCCCGTCATTACTACATATTTGTTCATTTGAAAATATTCCTTTCACCGTTATTTTCTGTTTTGCGTGTCCTCTGCACTCTTTTGCAAATGCGTTAATCATCGGAAATACTTCTCTGTGAAAATATTCTTCCGTTTTCTCATTCTCTGTTTTTGGTTTTCTTTTTAGCATTTTTTATGTCCCTTTCTGCCAATTTCCAACTTATGATTAGTCCGATACCGAAACTTATCAACGCAATTCCTATTGTGTTCATTTGTTTACCTCATTTCTCTTACCTCACAGGCACACAGGAGCCGTCCGCAAAAGGATTAAAACTCTTAGGGAAAGTCTGACTATTTTACGGATAATATGCGGACAGCCCTTGTCTGCCTGCAAGGTATTTGATTATACTTTACGCATACTTATAGCTGTTGGCGTGTTCTGTTTCACGCCACTTTTCAAATGCTTTCACATCAACGTACCATTTCTGACCCAACTTGTATGCCGGAAAATTCTTGGTGTGTACCCAACGTTGTACAGTATGCTCCGGTATTCCGAACATCGTGCGGAATGTTTTCAGGTCTACTTGTTTTACTTCTACCATTACTTTTGCCATTTTAATCACCTACTTTCTATCTCTCATTGTAAAATTCTTCATATTGTGCTATAATCACCGTAGAATGGAGGTGATTATATATGGAAGCATTGAAGAATTATATTCTTGATTTTTACAAAACTCACGACAAATACATTTCTATATGTTTTTATGATGTAATGGACGACCTTAAAATTCCTAAAGATGAGTTAGATGTTATGCTCCGAAATCTAATTCAAGACGGTTTTATTTATTCAGTCCAAGACGCAGATGATGTAGCATACGAGTTCTGTTTAAAACAGTAATACTTTGTGGGGGTTATACCGTTTTATGCGGATATAACTCCCAATCATTTGAAAGTATATCTTCTGCTTTAGGATTCCAACGTGGTACGGCTTTGGTGTTATTACCTACAGCAAACCCAATCGGAACAACAATATAACATTCTCTTGTATTTGTAGGTAATAAATAATTCTGCGTAATATCATTCTTATTCTTTATTCCTACGCCCTCTTTTAATGCCTTGCGTGTTGCTTCTATTATGTTCATTCCCTCACTTCCTCTCTATCAACCCTTTAATAACAAAATAACAATGACTGCTCCGAACATTATACCCATTAAATAGAATATACCTGCATAGGGGTCGCTGTTTCTCATTGCTCAACACTCCCTTTCATTTACGCTGATTTTTGTTCGTCTGTCGCCATTAAATCGTCTTTTGATATGTCAGGTAGAAAGCCTGCTTGAATAGTACATACTTCGTTCCAAGTAAACTCGCTTTTCCCACAAAGTTTATTATTCAACGTTTTTGTTGAAGAACTTATGGCTTTTGCTATAGCAGTTTTTCTAATTCCACGCTTCATTATCTCTGACGCCATAACACTATATTTAACTTTCATATTACCACCTCACTTTCGTACCTTATTTGGAACTTCTATATATATCTTAGCACACTATTTGGAACTTGTCAACCCTTTTGCAAGAAAAAAAGTATACCTTTTGGAACTTTTTTTCTTGACTATGAGTTATTTATGTGTTACAATGATTTTGAAAAGGAGGTTTGAATGTTATGAGTATAGGAACAAAAATATCAGAAATTCGCAAATCAAAAAAAATGAAAATAGAAACGTTATCGCAAAAATCTGGTGTTCCGATAAGTACCTTAAAAAAAATATTATCGGGAGTGACTAAAGACCCTCAAATAGATACTATCAAAGCTATCGCAAGAGCCTTAGAATGTACTCTCGAAGATTTTGATGACAATTCTAACTTAAAAAATTATTCAGCGGTAGAAAAAAAATTAGTATCCGATTACAGAAAACTTGATGACCACAGTAAAGAAGTTGTTCAAGTGGTTATAAGAAAAGAGTTAGAACGTAATATTCCAAACGAACCAAATTACGATAACATCATACCAATTAAAAAATACCAAGTACCTTATTACGATATGCCCGTATCGGCAGGAACAGGCAACCCGTTAGACGAAGAATATCCCGAAAAAGTTGACCTTGTGGACCAACCGCCAAAGGGTACAGATTTTATTGTCCGTGTATCGGGTGACAGTATGGAGCCAACATATCACGACGGCGACAAGCTGTTCGTCAAAGAACAGCCAAGTATTGAAATCGGTGAAATCGGAATATTTGTTGTGGACGGTAACGCATACGTTAAGGAATTAGGTGTTGACAGATTAATTTCACATAATGAAAAATATTCCGATATAATCATTAATGAATATATCAGAAACGAATGTTGCGGTAAAGTTTTGGGTATTTGTGAAGAAACATTCTAAAATCGCATTAAAAACACAAAAAACGTAACAAAATGTATCAAAATCGTAATTAATTTATTAAAATAGTCGATTTTTAATAAATTACAAATAAAAAAATCCCCTGCCTGTTGGCGCAGGCAGAGGAAAAAGAATAAAGTGCATTTATACACAATATCCAACCATAATGATATTGTAACACAAATGCACTCTATTTTCAATACAAAAAACGAAAAAGGAGTGTTATTTATGGCTAAATATAAAAAACGTCCCGACGGACGTTATGCAACAAGTACGATTGTCGGATATACAGATGACGGCAAACCGAAACGTAAAACACTGTACGGTCGCACAATTATGGAGCTTGACAAAAAAGTAGCTGAGTTTAAAAGCTTGCAGAATAAAGGTATCATAATAAATGACGAGGGCATGACCGTAGAGCAGTGGGGAATAAAGTGGCTAAAACTGTACAAATCAGCGAAAGAGTATAACACCTATGCAATGTATTTAAACGCCCTAAATTCGCACATTATACCCGAAATAGGCGGTATTCGTTTAAGTGCGTTGAAGTCACATCATATTCAAGAAATGTTAAATGACATTATCAGTGTCGGTCATTACCGAACTGCTGAAATCGTTAGACTGACGATAAAACAGATTATCCAACAAGCGATAATAAATGAATACATCTACAAGGACGTTTCGTTGAAAGTTTCATTACCGCAATCACAAAAGAAAGAAAAGCGGTCATTATCGAACGAAGAGAAAGCAATTTTAGAAAAAGCAAAACTGACGCAACGTGAACGTGTATTTGTAGATCTACTATATTACACTGGCGTAAGACGCGGTGAAGCACTGGCTTTGACCGTCAAAGATATTGATTTTAAAAATCGCAGATTAATCATAAACAAAAATTTGGTGATAAAGGACGGTGAAAGTCACCTAAAAAATTCGCCTAAAACAAACGCAGGCAACCGCTCCATTCCTCTTCCGGCAAAACTATTGTCAGAATTGCAAGAATATATTGCACACGCAAAAAATATATATTTATTTACAATGAAAAGCGGTGAACCTATGACAAAATCATCGTTCCGTCGTTTTTGGTATAATATATTAGATAAGATGAATGTTGCCGCAGGCGGTGACGAGTTTTCACGTTCGGACACGGCTATACGATTAATCGCAAAAGACGTTACACCACATATATTCCGTCATACATATGCAACTAATTTGTACTATGCAGGTATTGACGTAAAAACCGCACAACGATTATTAGGACATTCGAGCATACAGGTTACGTTGGAGATATATACACATTTGGACGCGGAAGTTTCAATCAGCAACACCGAGGATAAATTAAATTCCTATTTTGCGTGACTGACTATATTTTTGACTATCACACTTACGGTTTTGTTGGCTGTTGTTGGGCAGTTTTAAAAATAAAAAAAGCGGTGTAAACCGCATAAAACCTATACTGTTAACGTATCTATCAAGAAAAGTAAAAATCAAAGATTTTGACTC